TGGTACTCACCCGCAACGTGAACCGCCAGTACGATGACAGCTTCGCTGTGCAAGGTGCCAAGATCGGCTCCACACTGCGTATCCGTCTGCCCGACCGCGCTTTGGTAACTGACGGTGCCGCCCTGCAAGTTCAGGACGACAACGAGCAGTTCACCACCCTGTCTGTTGCCAGCCAGAAGCACATTGGTGTTAACTTCACCTCTGCTGAACTGACCATGCAATTGGACGACTTCGCAGAGCGTGTGTTGAAGCCTCGTATCAGCCAATTGGCCTCCAGCATTGATGCTGACGTTGCCAATGCGTTCAAAACCATCGGTAACTCTGTCGGAACACCTGGCACCACTCCTTCTACTTCTTTGGTGCTGTTGCAAGCCCAGCAGAAGCTGAACGAGAACGCCGCTGTGATGTCGCCTCGTTACGCCACCGTCAACCCAGCCGCTAACGCTGGATTGGTTGAAGGCATGAAAGGTTTGTTCAACCCCACCGACACTATCAGCAAGCAGTTCAAGAACGGCATGATGGGTACTGGCGTATTGGGATTTGAAGAAATCAATATGTCTCAGTCGATCAAGCAGTTCACGACTGGTTCGCGTAGCGCCACCGCTTCTACGACCACCGGCGCTGCTGTGACCTCTGAAGGCGCTACTAGCCTGACCTTGACTCAAGGTTCGGTTACTACGACCATCAAGGCTGGCGATGTTTTTACGATTGCTGACTGCTACTCTGTGAACCCACAAACCCGTGAAACCACCGGTTCGTTGTTCCAGTTCGTGGCTTTGGCTGACGCAACCGCTGTGTCTGGTACTTGGACCGTGACCGTGGCTCCTATGTACTCGGCTGCAAGCGCATTGGCTACGATGGATGTGCTGCCTGCAAACAGCAAGGCCGTGACGTTCTTGGGTACTGCTTCTACGGCTTATCCTCAGAACTTGATCTACCACAAGGACGCTATCACGTTTGCTACGGCTGACCTGTTGCTGCCCCAAGGTGTTGACATGGCTGCTCGTGCAGTTCACAACGGTATCAGCTTGCGTGTTGTTCGTCAGTACGACATCAACAATGACCGTATGCCTTGCCGTATTGACGTTCTGTACGGCTTCAGCACGATCCGTCCTCAGATGGCTTGCCGTCTGTGGGGCTAAATTGAACGGGGCTTCGGCCCCTTTCTTCGTATTATCTTTGAAAGGAAATTATCATGGCTCTCCCTAATGGCGCAGGCGGTTACCAAGTTGGTGACGGCAATATCAATGAAATGCAAATTGAGACTCAGGCTACCCCAGCAACTGCAACTACGTCGGCAACGCTGACAACTGCTCAATTGCTGAACGGTATCATCTTGGGTACTCCCACGACCACCGCAGCGGCTTACACCCTGCCTTTGGCTACTGATCTGGACGCAGCATTGTCCAGCGCTAAAGTCAATAGCAGCTTTGACTTTGTTGTGGTTAACACCAATGGCTCTGGCTCTGGCGTGATTACGATCACGACCAACACCGGCTGGTCTATTGGTTCGTCTGGCTCTCAAGGCTTGATGACTGTCACAACTGCTGGTACGTCTCAGATGTACCGCGCAGTTAAGACTGGTGACGGTGCCTGGTCTCTGTACCGCATTGCCTAAATTTAACAGGGGCTTTTGCCCCTGTTTTTAAAGGAAACAATCATGCCAAATACACAAGCTGTCGGTGTTGCGTATAGCGACCCCGAATTTACTACCTGCTACGCCAGCCAAGAAATTGGCTACAGCGCAGCGGCTCAAGGTACTGTGACGCAATTGACAAGCAAGTCTACAGGGGTAACTCTGAACAAGTCTGCTGGTCGCATCACAATGAACAATGCTGCTTTGGCGGCTGGCGATGCGGTTTCGTTTGTTTTAACCAACAACTTAATTTCCGCAAATGACGCAATGATTGTGAATGTATCTAGTAACACTACTGGTAGTGCTGCTGGTGCTTACACCACTTACGTTTCGTATTTAGTTTCTGGCTCTGCTTTGATTACTTTGCGTAACTTGACTGCTGCTACTTCATACTCTGAAGCTGTCATCATCAATTTCTCAATCATCCACGGCGCATCGTAAAATGCACCTAACAAACGGGGGACTTCGGTCCCCTTTTTGGGTATGAACATCTATTTAATGCACTCCGTCCACGGCAGAAAAGTTGCTACCATGGAACTTGAAGCCGAATTTGATGAACAAAACGGCTGGTCAAGGTACAATCCAGACGAGCCTATTGAAGTCTCTGAGCCAGAGACAAATGCGTTAAGCATCAAACGCAAGTACACGCGCAAGTCTTTAACTGAGGGAATTTAACATGGCAACAATTACCGCACAAAACATCATCTATAAGTCTTTGCGAATGCTTGGCGTTATTGCTTCTGGTGAAGCGCCAACCGCTGCTGAAGCGCAAGATTCACTTTATAGCTTGAATTCTTTGATTGACTCGTTTGCGTCTAACCCGCAGTATTACTACTACACTCAAGACGAATTGTTTTCTCTAACTGCTGCTACTGCCTCTTACACAATTGGTACGGGTGGCGTTTTTAATACAACCCGTCCAATTCGGATTGTAGGTGCCTACATTACGGTTTCCAGTGTGGACACATCTCTTGGATTGATTACTGAACAGTTCTACAACAACATTAGTGCCAAGACGACTGCCGGTGCGCCTACTAGCATTTTGTATCGTCCAAGTTCTCCGCTGGGAACCATTATTGTTTACCCTGTTCCAGCAGCAACAACATCAATTCACTTGCGTACTGAAAAAACACTGATTGCTTATACATCACTTACTGACACCCAGACTTTGCCACCAGGCTATCAGCGTCTGCTGGAATTGTCTTTGGCTTGCGATCTGGCTCCAGAGTACGGTTCTCGCGCTGCTCCTGAAACTGTTGCGTATCTGAAAACTTCGCTTGCTGACCTCATGCGTAACAACATTCAGAAATTGCCAAGTTCTAAGATTGGTACATTCCCTGCTTCTAATACTCCGCAGGATGTAACAACAGTAGGCGGCATGATGCCTGTACCTCAAGGCGGTATCCAATGACAACGGCCCGGCAACTAATAGGCGATGCCCATAGGTTGCTTGGTCTTGTAGCTTCGGGCAATTCGTTGCCCGAGGCAGATTATCAGGACAATTTAAGGGCGTTTAATCAAATGATCGACTCGTTTAATACCGAGCGATTAATGATTTACAACACGATTGACCAGACATTTCTTTGGCCCGCTGGTGAAATTCAGCGGCACCTTGGTCCTACTGGTGATTTTATTGGTGTTCGTCCAGTTTTGCTAGACGACGCCACTTACTATCGTGACCCAGGCACTAATGTCAGCTTTGGTATAAAGTTCATTAACCAGCAGCAGTACGATGGTATTGCGGTTAAGACGGTTACTTCTACTTATCCACAAGTTATGTGGATCAACATGGAGTACCCCAACATCCAGATGACGGTCTATCCCAAGCCAACACGGCAATTGGAATGGCACTTTATTTCGGTGGAAGAACTTAGTCAACCCGCAACACTGTTGACGGATTTAACTTTTCCTCCGGGCTATCTTCGTGCTTTCCGATATAACCTTGCGTTGGAATTAGCGCCAGAATTTAACATGGAACCCTCGGCTCAAGTGGCTCGTATTGCTATGACAAGCAAGCGTGATTTAAAGCGCATCAACAACCCTGATGACATCATGTCAATGCCATACTCATTAGTAGCAACTCGCCAACGGTTCAATATATACGCAGGAAATTACTAATGCACACGCCAATTCTTGGCGCATCGTATGTTGCCCGCAGTATCAATGCTGCGAATAACCGCATGGTCAATTTGTTTCCAGAGGCAACTACCGATAATGGTAAGACTGCTGGATTCCTAAATCGTGCGCCAGGTCTTAACTTCCTGCAAACTGTAGGCACCGGCCCTATTCGGGGGTTATGGGCGCACCAAACTAATGGCAGCGACTTTTATGTAGTGTCGGGCACTGAGGTCTACAAACTTACAGGATTGACTGCTACGCCTGTCAAGATTGGCGATGTGTCTGGCAGGGGGCCGGTGTCTATTGCTGACAATGGTGCGGTAATCTTCTTTGCTTGTAATGGCCCAAGCTACACCTACTACGAACCAACCAACGAGTTCAACGCAATTACAGACCCAAACTTCCCTGGTGCTGTAACGGTTGGCTACTTAGACAATCAATTCATTTTTAACGAACCTAACAGCCAACGTCTGTGGGCTGTAGATACGGTCAATCCAGCAAACGGTGAATACATTTACCCGCTAGTGTTTGACCCTTTGTATTTTTCCAGCGCAGATGGCTCACCTGATGGCGTAGTGGCAATCAATTGTGACCACCGGCAGCTTTGGGTGTTTGGCACCGACTCGGTTGAGGTCTGGTATAACGCTGGCCTTGCAAACTTCCCATTAACGCCCATTTCAGGCGCTTTTAACGAGATTGGCTGTGCGGCTGCCTACTCGGTAGCCAAACTTGATAACACGTTATTTTGGCTAGGTACAGACGCTCGTGGACAGGGTATTGTCTATAAAGCCAACGGCTACGCTGGACTTCGGGTTTCTACCCATGCGATTGAGTACGCCATCGCGCAATACGGAAATATCTCAGATGCATTTGCTTACACTTACCAGCAAGAAGGCCACTCCTTTTATGTGCTGACATTCCCAAGTGGAAACGCTACTTGGGTTTACGATGTGTCCACCCAAGCATGGCATGAACGTGCAGCATTTAGTGATAGCCAGTTCATGCGTCACCGCAGCAATTGCCAATGCAATTTTGGCGGCAACATAATTGTTGGTGACTTTGAGAACGGCAACATCTATACGTTTGACTTGGATGTTTACGCTGACAATGGGCAAGTTCAAAAATGGTTGCGTTCATGGCGGGCGCTTCCTAGCGGTGAAAACAATCTAAAGCGCACTTCGCAACACAGCTTGCAACTTGATTGCGAGACTGGCGTTGGCTTAAACGATGGTCAAGGCTCAACCCCAGAAGTTATGTTGCGCTGGTCCGATGATGGTGGTCACACATGGTCCAATGAACATTGGCGTCAGATGGGCAATATAGGTCAATATGGCTACCGAACCATATGGCGGAGATTGGGTATGACTCAGAAGATACGTGACCGTGTGTATGAAGTGTCAGGTACGGACCCCGTAAAGATTGCCATTGTGGGCGCTGAGTTGTTAATCTCACCAACAAACGCATAATGGCTACCACACAAATTCCAGCCCCACGGGTTCCATTGGTGGACCCTCAGACAAACACGGTTTCCCGTGAATGGTTTTTGTGGTTCAACAGTGTTTATGCGTTTGTTGGTAATGGAACTGGAATTCAACAGGTAACCAGTGGCGGCACTGGGCTTGGAACAATTCCTAGTAACGGC